AAGGCTACCTAAGAAGTTTTTAGCCCCTTATCATATTTATAACTTTTAGGCCACCTTGTAGTATTGAGACCCCGTATATTCGGCCACCTCAATAAAAAACAAGCCCCGAAAAGGAGAAAGACATGACTGAAGTAGAACAAGAACCACAAGCAAATCCTTACAATGCAAACAAATCTTGGCACGAGGAGCCAGAAGAACAAGGATCTGCAGAAAGTTTATTTTATAGTGAAAATGTTTCTGAAGAGGCTACCCAGACAGCAGATAGTTTGGCCCCTCAAAAACAAAAAGGAACTAACTATAAAAAAAGGTACGACGACCTTAAAAAACATTATGATGAAAGGATAGCAGAATTCAAACAAAAAGAGCAGGAGTTGTTGGCACAAGCGCAAAGCGCTCAACCAGCATATCAGCCTCCAAAGTCTGAAGAAGAACTTGAACAGTTCCGAACTGAATATCCTGATTTATATGAAACCGTAGAATCTGTAGCACATCTACGAAGCCAGAAAGAAGTACAAGCCCTTCAACAAAAGATGCAGGCTATCGAAGAGCGAGAAGCAATGATCGCACGACGTGAAGCTGAAACTAAGTTGCGAGAGCGTCATCCTGACTTTGAAGATATTCGTGGCGACGAAGGGTTTCATGAATGGGCTAAAGGACAGCCTGAAGAAATTCAGAACTGGATCTATAATAACCCAAATAATGTTGGATTAGCAAGTCGTGCAATTGACTTTTATAAGATGGAAATGGGCATAACTATTAACGCTCAGCCCAAAACTCAGTCAAGTCGCCAACAGTCCAATCGGAATGCTGCAGACATGGTATCTACAAAAACAACAAGCGTAGACACCAAGCAGCCTAAAGTTTGGACACGACGGGAAATAGCTGCCCTGTCTATGGACGACTACGATCGCTACGAAAAGGAAATTGATCAGGCCGTCATGGAAGGCAGAGTAGTTAGCTAACTTTGTTTTTTTATTAGGAGATTTTAAAAATGGCTAGTAATACATCCGATCAGTATTTTGCTCAATCATCGGGGAGCAACTTTTCTAACAATAACTTTATGCCGGAAGTCTATTCCAAGAAGGTACTTAACTTCTTCCGTAAGGCATCTGTTGCAGAAGCTATCACTAACACTGATTACGCTGGTGAGATTTCTGCGTTTGGTGATTCAGTTAAAATCATCAAAGAGCCAGTAATCACTGTTGATCAGTACGAGCGTGGTGGTGCTGTAACTGCAACAACTTTGACTGACAACGAAGTAACCCTTGTTGTTGACACGGCGAACGCATTCAAGTTCATCGTAGATGACATCGAATCTTCAATGTCTCACGTTAACTTTAAGGAAGTTGCTTCATCTTCAGCTGCTTACGCTTTGCGTGATGCATTCGACACAGGCGTAATTGCTAAGTTGTTTGCAGGCGTTTCTGCGTCATCTCCAAACCACATCCTTGGTTCGGACAGTGCAACTGATCTTGCGGCTGGTACTTTTGATGGTGCTGGTAACCTTGACATCGGCTATGCTTCTGGCGAGCATGATCCAATTGATGTTCTTTCACACATGGCACGTCTTCTTGACGAGCAAAATGTTCCTGAAGAAGGCCGTTGGTTCCTTGCTAACCCAGAGTTCTACGAGCAGCTTGTACAGACTAGCTCTAAGCTCATGAGCGTTGACTTTAACGCTGGTCAAGGTTCAATCCGTAACGGTCTCGTATCTTCTGGTAAGTTGCGTGGCTTTGACATGTACAAGACTAACAACATTGCAGCTACTACTAACGCAGCTGGTAAGTGTATTGCTGGTCACATGTCATCTACTTGTACTGCACAGACTATCATTAATACTGAAGTAGTCCGTGACACTGCAAGCTTTGGTGATATTGTACGCGGTCTTCACGTCTACGGAGCCAAGGTACTTCGTCCTGAAGCGCTTGTTTCTGCTTTCTACGGCATCGACTAAAAACGGAGCGGGGGATGAAATACTCCCCCTTTTTACTATGCCACAGATTGGAAGCGAACAAAACCCTATTCGAATGGGTACTGGCAAAATTAAACTACGAGGCCAATATCTAAAAAACGAAAACAAGAAAAAATACGACGATAACTATGATCGTATTTTTGGGAGAAAAAAAGATGCACTGCGGAACAAAACGTGATAAGAAAGCAATGGGCGGTCGTATGACTTATGGCATGGGCAAAAAAGTCCAAGGCGATAAAGGCAATCGTGCAGCACGGCGAGAATACAAAAACGGCGGAAGCGTTATGAAAAATGCAATGCCAAAATGTATGCCTAACTAAAATGAAAGTCAAAGCTCCCGAAGGCTATCATTGGATGAAAAAAGGATCGACATACAAGCTTATGAAAGATCCTAAAGATGGCTATAAACCCCACAAAGGAGCCTCGAAAGAAGCTAACTTTGAAATTCAAAAGGTTCATAAGAAATAATGGCTGCTACTTATCTTGAAATTACAAATGAGTTGTTGCGAGAGCTAAACGAAGTAGCTCTTACATCCGCTACGTTTGCCGGGGCTATTGGTGTTCAACAACATGTTAAGGATTGTGTAAATAGAGCATATCTTGATATTGTTAATGAAGAACCTCAATGGCCTTTTCTTGCTGTAGATACAAGCGGTTCTACAGACCCTTTTTATGGTAATACGTATGTTGATACAGTTGCGGGCACACGCTGGTATTTGTTGAAGCCCTCATCGACTAGTTTAACTACAGATTATGGCTATGTTGATTGGGATAATTTTTATTTGACAACGATTGGTGTAGACGGTGAATCGGCTCCATATACTAGTAAAAATCTTACATTTACTACCACAGAAGAATGGAAAGACTTTGTACGTACAGCAGAAAACCAAGACGATGCAGACACGCAGAATCATGGTGAGCCTCGTCGAGTAATTGTAAGCCCAGATAACCGCAAGTTTGGACTAAGCCCTATTCCAGATAAAGTTTATCGCGTTTATTTCTTTGCATACAACTTGCCAACAGAACTAAACGCACACGGGGATGAAATAGTATTCCCAAATATTTACAAGCCTGTATTGCTTGCTAGAGCTAGATATTATATCCACCAATTTAAAGAAAGTACGCAGGCGGCTGCGTTTGCACTAGAAGACTATAAGCGTGGACTACGACTTATGAAATCTAATCTTATGTCTTCAACGCCTGATTACATGTCAACAGATCGTGTGAGGTTTGTCTAATGTCTCAGCCTTTTGGCATTTCGTGTAGGGGCGGTTTAAACACTAATCTTAATCAGCTTGAAATGCTTCGACAGCCCGGACTTGCTACCAAGCTTCGAAACTTTGAAGTAGATCCTGATGGAGGCTATCGAAGAATTAGCGGCTTTACACAGTATGGCGATACACGTCCTAATGGTGATGAAGATATTCTTGGGATTTTTGTGTATGGCGATGGTATAGTTGTCTGTTCAGGCAATGATATACATTTTAGTCTTGATGGTTCAACATGGATACAAATTAATAAAAACAATGTGGCTAATAGTGGTGATAACTATACTACTTTTACGGGCCGCAGCACCCTAACGCGTACAGATCAAGGACAATGCTCGTTTGCACTATTTGAAGGTGCAATATACGACTATGGCGAGTTAATCATTGCAGACGGCGCTAATAAGCTTTATTCCTTTCGCATGGAAGGCACTGGCGCACTAACAACTCGTACTTTTTTTGCATACGAAATTACAGTAGATGCAACTAACGGCGTTAAGTATATAACGAATCATGATCATCACCTTATTGCAGCAGGCGTAGAAAATAATTTTAATACAGTGTACTACAGCGCATATAATCGTCCTGATGATTTTACAGGTGCTGGTGCTGGCTCAGTAGTTATATCAGATCAGATTCAAGGTATTCGTGGATTCCGTACAGACTTAATCGTGTTTGCTAAAAATAGCATTCACAAGCTTATAAACATTAATGATCCTAACAATATACGTATTGATCCTATTACAGAAAATGTAGGTTGTTTGTCAGGGTATAGCATTCAAGAAATTGGCGGTGACCTTTTGTTCTTGAGTCCTGACGGTATTCGTACTATTGCTGGTACAGCGCGTATTGGTGACGTTGAGTTAAGTTCTATATCTCGACAGATTCAAAGCATTATTGGAGATATTGCAAATCAAGTCAACTCGTTTACTATTGATAGTTGCGTACTACGTTCAAAATCTCAATATCGTTTGTTTTATACTCAAAAAAACCTGTCTTCAACTGTATCTAAAGGAATTATTGGAACTTTTACACCTAACGGCTTTGAATGGTCTGAAACACTTGGTATTCAGGCTATGGGGCTTACAACAGGATTTGACAATAATAAAATTGAACAGGCCTTTCACGGCGATAAAGATGGATATGTTTATAATCATGATACAGGAAACTCTTTTAATCCTAAAGGCGTTGCAGAAGAAATAGTTGCTGAATATCAAACACCTAACTTTGATTTTGGTGATATTGGAACGCGAAAGACTATTAAGTATGTGCGTATTTCTGTATCTCCTGAGGGCGAGTGCCAACCAACGCTAAGAATGCGTTTTGACTACGAAGATCCTAATATTCCACAACCACAAGATTATACATTAGACTCTATTCCATTACCAGCTATTTTTGGATCAGCTGTTTTTAATACGGCAACTTTTGGTGCTGCTAATGATCCAATGTTTAGGCAGCCCGTAGAAGGTAGCGGAAACACAATTAGTTTTAGAATTAGAAGCGCAGATACTAAAGCACCGTATGCAATTAATGGTCTTTATATAGATTACATGCCATCGGGTAGGAGATAAATAAATGGCTCAAGATTACACAAGACAAAGTTCATTTAGTGATGGCGACACTATTAGCGCATCTCTTTTTAATGATGAGTATAACCAATTAGTTAATGCTTTTACATATTCATCTAGCTCATCGTCTACAACAGGCCACCGTCATGATGGTTCAGCCGGTCAAGGCGGTAACATTTTTAGAATTGGCGACCTAGATTTTCTTAACAAAATTGAAGTAGACAGCACCAACAATCGTTGGGGTTTTTATGTAGAGGTTTCTAGTGCAGCAGTCGAGCAGATTCGTATTCAAGATGGCGCTATTGTTCCTGTCACTACTAATGATATTGATCTGGGTACTTCCTCCCTTCAGTTTAAAGACCTTTATATTGATGGGACTGCCAATGTCGATAGTCTTACATTAACCTCTGGCGCGACAGTCACAGCTATTCTTGATGAAGATGATTTGTCTTCAGACAGTGCTACAGCACTCGTAACTCAACAGTCTGTAAAAGCTTACATTGATGCTCAGGTAACTGCTCAGGACTTCGACTTCCAAGCTGACTCAGGCGGTGCGTTAAGCATTGATTTAGATTCTGAGACTATGACGTTTACTGGTGGAACTGGTATTACTACCACTGGTTTAGCTAATGATGTTACCTTTGCTATTGATAGCACTGTAACAACTCTAACTGGCACACAGACACTTACAAACAAGACTCTCACGTCTCCTGATGTAAATACGCCTGACATTGATGGTGGTACTATTGATGGTACTGTTATTGGTGGTTCTACTGCAGCAGCTGGTTCATTTACTACTGTTTCTGCTACAGGCAACATTACTGTAGGTGGTACTGTAGACGGACGTGACGTAGCTACAGACGGTGCTAAACTAGACGGCATTGAAGCTGGTGCTACTGCTGACCAAACAGCCGCAGAGATTCGTACACTCGTTGAGTCTGCTACGGACTCCAATGTATTTACCGATGCTGACCACAGCAAACTAGACGGTATTGAAGCCTTAGCAGACGTAACAGACACAACTAACGTTACAGCCGCTGGTGCGCTGATGGACTCAGAACTGACCAGTGAAGCAAGTGTCAAGGCTTTGAACCAAGGTGTTGCTACTACTGACTCACCTACCTTTGTTGCTGTTACTGTCAACGGTAACGTAGAGTTTGATGGTCTGTCTGGTACAGGCTCAGTTACAGTTACAGATATTCTTGACCAAGATGACATGTCTAGTAACAGTGCGACTGCGTTAGCTACGCAACAGTCGATCAAGGCATATGTCGATACTACTGTTGCCGCTACTAACGAACTTGTAGAAGACACTACGCCACAGCTAGGCGGCGACCTTGACACTAATGGCAACGACGTAACTTTTGGCGACAACGACAAAGCCATCTTCGGTGCTGGCTCTGACCTACAGATTTATCATGATATAAATGATAGCTATATCAGCGATCAAGGCTCAGGCAACCTAAAGTTACTAACTGATGAGTTTAGGCTCAGAAATGCCGCTGATAGCGCCCATATGATTACAGGCAGTCAAGGCGGTGCAATTACTGCGTACCACAACGGAAGCGCCAAACTATCCACAACCTCCACAGGCATCGACGTAACGGGGACTACTGTCACAGACGGTTTGACTGTTAGCAATACTACTGCTTTGGTAGATATTACTGCCACTACAGCAGACACCTTAGATAGAGGCGTAACATTATCTTTTGGCGGTTCTGTTTATGGCAAATTTGCAACAAACTACAACACAGGGCAGACAGTATTAGAATCTGGTCGTTCAGGGACGTCAGGTTATTTTTTAGACTTTAATACTGACGGCAAATTACGACAAAAAATTGCCAACAGTGGCGACATCAGTTTCTACAACGACGCAGGCTCATCACAAGACCTCTACTGGGACGCAAGCACTTCACGGTTAGGTCTGGGAATTACGTCGCCTAGTGCAACATTAACCGTCGGCAGTCCAAATGCCTCAGCCATTGGTTTTGTAAGTAACGGCGTTGCAAGTTTAGCTGGTGGAATAGCGTTTGATGCGGGTTCTGGTAATGACATTCAATTAATCAATTACAGAACATCTAACATGCAGTTTGGCAACGGCGGAAGTGCTGATGTAACCATAGACAGCTCTGGCAATGTCAAAATTAATGACGGCTATTTAGAGGTAGACACTGAAACATCCGCCGCCGCTGTAGTTCGTATTGACTACAACTCAACAGACAGTATCAGACGAATACACGCTTTAGAAACTGGTGGTGGAAACGCTAGACCACTGCAAATTCAAGCGCAAGACGTCAGATTCAGAGATGATACAACAGAGCGTATGCGTATCGACAGCTCTGGCAATGTCGGTATAGGAACTTCGTCGCCTAGTTCTGCGCTCCACGTACAAGACACAAACTCTATCGTCTACTCAGAAGGTACTGGTGGTTATGGTTCGTTCTACGCCAAAGGCAGTGGCACTAATGC